CACTGGTTACCCAGTGGGCGCACGTAGCGTACCGAATAATCGGTATTGCGCGTCGGCAACATCCTGTTGCCCCCGTGTCAGCGGCGTTAACGGCTGAAACTAGGAGGATTACTCAAGATGACCACCGTGTCAACAGGCCCCGGTGAACAGTACAATACTTTCACCGAACAAAGGTCTAATGGCACGTCATCCTGGAACTTGCTCTATGGAGGGAGTGGCTACACCCATTCGGGTGGAGACACTCCGGGTTTCCATCGGCGCAAGCGCCGTGGTGACCTGCTGCCCGTAAACCATTTCACATCGCGTGAATGGTCTATAGCTAGCCTCACTGGAAGCTGGAGCTGGACGAATGACTGGGACTCAAATTATTGGGCCCAAGGCAATGCGTGCACGGCCGCTGTATTAAATTGGCCGATTTTCGCTCCTCCAGAGATGAAGGCGACGTGGATCTCGAGCATCAACTACGATTACTTGTCACAGTCCGCGTTAGCGGGCCTGGACAATACGTGGGATGCGCTCACTTTCTTTGGTGAGCTAAAGGACGTACGGCGACTCTTTACGAACATCGTATGGCGGTTTAACCAGACCCTTCTGGATCTGGCAAGCCGTCGGACGTTCGCCAAAGGAGTAGCTGATGCGTTTATCGAGAAAGCGTTTGGTTGGGATCCGCTGATAAGAGATCTCGACTCGATCTCGCAGTTTTTGACTGCGGGAAGAGAAAAACGAGCATTTTATCGGCAGACCCGTTCCTTAGGCGCTTCCTTTTCGGAAACGTCCGTCCGCGAGCATAACCAAACGGAAATGCACGGGACATGGACTTGTACACATTCGGCGACCTTGTCGGCTCGGTCTTTCGCAATTTCGCGAATCGCCGCTCCGGTCGCAAGGTTTGACATTCCAGTAACGCTTTGGGAACTAACTTCGTTCTCTTGGCTGGTCGACTATATCTATGATATTGGTCGGTCACTGGATTCGATCGCCGCGTACAACAACCACCCTGATGTAATCTTGGGTAGTGGCTATATGCTAACCATCGAGTCTACCGGGTCATTTGACTGTACGGTACATTCCGGTTGGCATGGCTACTCGAGTTCCTTCTCATCTACTCGGGAGGTCATCAAATCTAGATGGCCACAAACCCCGAGCATCGCCCCCCATTATACCTTTTCCGATGCGACTGTCGGTCAGGCGCTAAATGCGCTTGGCGTGGGTATCCAGAGATTTTTCAAGGATGCCTACGATGACAGACGTTGGATGGGTAGAAGGGGTTAACCTCACGTCCTTAAAGGAGATAAACGATGGCCGATATGACCACCGCTCTTGAGAGTTACACGAACAACGGTAACTCTCGCACCTACCAGACCGCAACGCACTCCATCCTGGAGCCGCGTTTGGTGATCCAGAAGCGCAAACCGGCGGCTACCATCGATGCCAATGCCCAGGACGACATTTCTGTCGTTTTCGGGTCTCTTGACACTGATGGGAACCCGCTGGCCGCCAAGATCGTCTTTGCGGTCAACATTCGCCGCAGCCCTATGGCTGACAGCGATACCGTCACGGCAGCGAAAGCGCTGTTCCGTGAGATCGTGGCGTCGGATAACTTCGACGATGTGATCACCGGTCAGAAGTGGGTCCAGACCTAAGGCATTCCGCCTTAGGCGTAACAATGGCGTTTTCACGTCATTTGGACCTAACCTGGCTGTTCCGGATACGGCTAACTCCTAAGAGAGGAGCTTTGACTCAAAATGAGCAAGACCGGATCGAACCGATCACAAAAGCGACGGAAGTCCGCCCCAAACCGCAACAGAAGGCAAAGGCCCGATCTAAAAGATCGAGCCCGGATATGCCTTAACCATCTTTCCGTATGGAAAGTGGCATCTGCCATGGTTCGGGACATGCACTCCATTGTTATTAATCATAACGAAGGCGATCGTTTAACTGAGCGATTAATTTCGCTCTCAGGGACCATTCGGTCCCGCGATCACCTAGCTATGACCAAAGCAACTGCCGCTCTAAAAGAGGCCACTTTGTATTCGCCTCACAGCTATCGTTATGCGGCCCAACTCGAAGCACTCTTTAAAAAGAATGCAGATTTTCGAGATGAAGCTGTATGCATAAACCAAGCACGCTTAAATTTCGAGCGCGCCGAACGTTTGTGCAGGATAACGAACCGTCGTCTCGATTTCTATGACGCCCATCCGGAGCGTTGTAGGATCGATTCAACAGTTACCGACCGTGTGAAGCGAGAAATCGCCAAACTGGTAGGTCCGGCTGACACCTTCATTGCAGGGATTCCGCAATTGGTGAAAGTGACAGGGGGTGCGACAGCATCAACGCCGAAATCGAAAAGCCAGCCTCATCGCAAGATGAGGGACAGCTATTCTGTTACGGTAGGTGCCGCGCCGTATGCTCTTGCCCTATCGGAGTACCTAACTGGTATCCCGGTGAAACTCGAGCTTACGAACTGTAATAGGATTACTACAGTCCCGAAAACCAGTCTGACGGATCGTACTATCGCCGCCGAGCCGATGGGCAACTTGCCCTTCCAACTGGCGGTTGATACCTACCTTAAGCCGCTTTTGCGGTCACGGTGGGGCATCGATCTAGAAGATCAGTCGAGGAACCAGGAGGCTGCCCGTCTGGGCAGTATTACTGGTGAACTTGCCACCATCGACCTATCCATGGCCTCAGATACGCTATCATTAAACACCGTACTAGCCCTCTTCCCAGAGGACTGGTGCGAAGTTCTGATGCGCCTGAGGAGCCCTTGTTATAAGGGCATTTTTGGATATGGAACTTATTCTAAGTTCTCATCGATGGGTAATGGTTTCACGTTCGTTCTGGAAACCATTATATTCACGGCTTTTTGCCGTGCAGTTGGCAGCTCAGAGTATAGAGTGTATGGTGACGATATCGTCATCGAAACTAATCTCTATACCTCACTCCTCGAGCTCCTGAAGTATTTTGGCTTCGTGCCAAATACCGAAAAATCGTTCTCTACAGGCCCCTTTCGGGAATCCTGTGGAGCCGATTTCATCGACGGGGTTAATGTCCGGCCCTTTTACTATAGGGCTAGCCCGAAGTCTGGCGCTGATGCGAGTATGACCATCAATGGTCTGATCGCTCAGTGCTTACCGGAAGGTCATGTCTGGGAACTTACGTGCAAAGCCATTCGTTGTGAGTGGCTCCCACTGGTTCCCTTTAACCATGATGACCGGTCAGGTGTTCATATTCATCCGATCGACGCCCGTTCCATAGGCGTTTTAAGGATGGCCCGTGAGGGTCCTTATGAATCACTAGAGACATTCAAGTGCTACAACGTCGTCTCATCACGAGCACGGCGCTTGGGACTCCGGAGCTATATGCTCTGGCACTTCCTTTCTGCTACTTGTGGCAAAAAGGAGTCGATGCAGGAGTTGTTATCGGTCGCGCATGTCACTCGTTACCAAACGAGAACAAGGGCGAGGATCTGGCATATGCCAGACTTGAGTCCACCGACCTATTTATATCTTCTCTCCGAAGAGATTAGATAGGATCCGGGGTATGGACCACGCGATTTCGCCTGGACCATACTTAAGACTTTTGGGTG